TTTGCAACACCAGACGGTGCAGACTACGGAGAGGCACACGTCGGAGAGATGAACGAACTGATAAAAAGTTTGTAAATTAATATTACATATACCCCATTCGTGATGGGTGGGGTACTATAATAACAGTATAAGCAATTTATTCCCTTTCCCTACATGACAAAAACAGACAGAGTAATTAAGAGAATCCTTGAAGTTGACAACTTTCAGAACATGGCATGTTGCTGTGATGACTTCGCAGACTTCGTAACAGAGATCCTTGAGTGGGGTGTCGATCACATCGCAGGAGTTGACTTCTTTGAGTCTTACAAGTCATTCAGAGATTTTACGTTCAATCCTGAGTTAGACATCAAACAACTTGATGCGTTCATTAAAGCAGAGAACGGATACATCAGAGAGGTGGCATAATGAAAACATTTACATCACCTGTTGACGGTTGCCACTTTCTCTATCAAATAGAGAACGGCAACCTATCCTATAAGATAGACGGCACGGACTGGCAGGACTTTTGCCCACAGGACAGAAGAGCATATGCAGATTATGAGTATAAGGAGTTCATGTCTTTATTATAGTCATTCGTTCGTGAAACAGCAGTTAGGGGGCGTTGATGCCCCCCTTATATAAAATTGCGTGACTCCCCTAGTCTACAAAGTGTTACGAAAGGCACATTTATATTTCATGGTTGAAAAAAAAATTTCGCATATATAAAATCAAGTGCAAAGGTTCACTGAATGAAAAAAAATTTCGACCAGATTTTTTCGACCATAGAGATCGATCAGGTCACAGACAGATATCACATTACAATACCCGAAGAAATAATAAATGAATTCGATTGGTATGAGGACATGAAGCTTAAATGGAATATCGATGGAGACTATATCAGTTTAGCAGTGGAGGACGATTGACAACCTGCTATATAAATGGTATGATATGAATGTAACTATTAGAAATTATGGCTAAAGGATTTACTGTTAAAGCAAAGACACCGACTAAAAAATCAAAAGAACCAGAATGGAATTATGATTTAGCAAAACAGTTAATAAAAGGAAAGGCAATTGTATTCTGTTTGCCTGGTCGAGGAGTCTCATATACGTTTTTAAAGAATTTTGTACAACTCTGTTTTGATCTTGTACAGGCAGGAGCAAGTATACAAATATCACAAGACTATTCATCAATGGTAAATTTTGCCCGTTGTAAGTGTCTTGGTGCAAACGTTCTTCGAGGACCTAACCAAATTCCATGGGATGGTAAGTTAAAGTATGACTATCAGCTTTGGATTGACTCAGATATTGTTTTTAACTCAGAGAAGTTTTGGCAACTTGTTCTTGATGCAATTCCAGAAGATGCAATTACCCAAGAACCTGTCACACAGAAAGTTAAAGGTGAAGATGGAAAAGAGACTGAACAGACAATTGGTTATAATTTAAAGGTTGATTCAGAAAAAGAAAGAGAAATTGTCGCAGGATGGTATTGTACCGAAGATGGTAGAACCACATCGGTGGCACACTGGTTAGAAGAAGACGATTTTCGTAGTAATGGTGGAGTGATGAATCACGAAACCATCGAAAGCATATCAAAACGCAAGAAGCCGTTTACCGTAGACTATACAGGTTTCGGATGGTTACTAATCAAGAATGGTGTATTTGAACACGAAGGTATGCCTTATCCATGGTTTGCACCAAAGATGCAGGTCTTTGAGTCAGGTGAGGTACAAGATATGTGTGGAGAGGATGTAAGCTTCTGTTTAGATGCAAAGGAAGCAGGTTTTGAAATCTGGTGTGACCCAAGAATTCGTGTTGGACATGAAAAAACAAGAGTTATTTAGAATTCGCATCGGCACAAAAGTCCTTCATGATCGACTTACACAGGATGAATATCTTGATAAGATACAGACTGTTGCCGAAGACTTTTATGAAGGCAATCTTCCAAACGGAACAACGATTACTACAGAAATTATTAGCGACGATTAATTATGGCAACCAGATCTCTCGGATTTACAAGTGGAGGAGTTGACTCCAGACCGAAAAAAACTCGACAGGGAAAAGGAAAACACACAAAATATTCCGCAACTGCTCGTAACTCGGCTCGTAAAAGATACAGAGGACAGGGAAGGTGAACTGTTGGCACTGTGGAACCGAATTAATTTGGGGTGCAGATCACTCCATGGATGAGTTAAATGATGGTGAGGAGTCAGAATATGATTTCTTTTCAAATTTTACCTGTCCAAAATGTCAATCATACGTTGAAGTCTTTCATCACAAATAATGTCTTGCTTAATTACAAATCTACCCTCATATGAAGTTTGGGTTAGAAAAGAATATTTAACCGACCATAAGAGTGGTCATGGTGAATTTGTTAAGGGAGTCTGGGTATCTGCCAAGAGTATACCTGGTCGTGCCTTTTATTTTGAAACTTATCTACCTGAGTATGCAGCGATGTTTGATAAGTTACCAATTTCTGCGTTTCTCTCGTCTCCAGAAATACCCGATCCTGACATGACACTTCATAATCTACAGTTTTGGAACTGTATGGACTATGGAGTTGTTGCAGTACAGAAGCAATTTATCGGTTCGATGCACTATGAAGTCTATACAAGGGACTATGGCACTCAAAGCGGCACTTATATTTGCACCTTAGACAATTATCATCAGGACGTAGATGCGATTGACTACTCAACAAGTGAACAACCTGCCGAACATAAGTCTCATAACCTCCTTGAATTGGACAATGGTCAGTTTTGTCTCTATCCAAACAACAGAATGAGGATTTATGACAACAGTATCACCCCTGAGACACCTAAGATTCCTGATTTTAAAGTCTCTACCGTGTACTATCAGGTGGAAAACGGTCATGATCGTGACGGATTAGGGTCAGAAGAGAATTATTTTTGGAAAACTGCCAAAGAAAGGGCAGACAAACCCATAATTGTTGAAACTAATCCCAATATTGGAGGAGGAAATACCGCAAATTCCGAATCGGGAAGCGTAACTATCATCACTGAACCAGAATTAGGCTAAAATGTCAAAAATGGGCAAACATTTATTGATAAATTTTTACGATGTGTCATTTTATTTGCTTAATCATCGTAAAAATCTTGAAAAAATCATGATTTCTGCGGTTGAAGACGAAGGGATGGAAATTTTGAACGTTTTTAGTCACTCTTTTCCGGTTCATGGGGTGACTGTCAACATTTCTCTTGCCGAAAGTCATTTTTCTCTTCATACTTGGCCAGAAAAAGGTTGTGCAGCAGTTGATATCTTCACATGTGGGTCTTCTTCACCCAAAAAAGTTGCAAATGAGCTCATTTATTACTTTGATACAGACGATTATAAGATAAGAACAATCAATCGTTAATAATTTTTTAAAAAAACCATATAAATAATAAAAAAACTATGTTAAATGCCCGTAACGAGGATATTTAGATCTTATAAAGACATAAGTTTGTCGTTTGAGCCACATCCTGTGACTAAAGATCTTCCAATTTTAAAAAATGAAAATGCAGTGCGAAGATCTGTGCGTAACATAGTGCAAACAATACCAACTGAAAAATTTTTTAATCCGTTATTTGGTTCTGATGTGTATGAAAGTCTCTTTGATTTTGTTGATGCAGGTACAGCGTCAGTTATTGAAGATCAAATTAAGACTTCCATCAGAAACTTTGAAGATAGAGTCGAAAATGTAAGAGTCGAGGTCGATCCAAGACCAGATGAAAATGAGTTTGAGATAACTGTAATCTTTGATATTGTTGGTCAAGACTTTCCAACTCAGGAATATTCATTCATATTAGAGGCAACAAGGTAAAATGCCTTATAACAATTACGCTAATCTTGATTTCGATCAAATAAAAACATCTATTAAGGACTATCTTAGATCAAATACCACTTTTTCTGGATTTGATTTTGATGGTTCAAACTTTTCCGTGTTAATCGATACACTTGCATATAACACTTACATCAATGCATTTAACTCAAACATGATTGTCAATGAATCTTTTTTAGATTCTGCAACATTAAGAGAGAATGTTGTATCACTCGCAAGTAACATCGGATATGTTCCTCGTTCAAGAACAGCAGCACTTGCACAGATCTCTTTCAACGTCAGTGTCGCAGATGGTGTATCATCTGTGTCATTACAGCCAGGTCTAGTGTGTACAGGTGATTTAAACGACACTAGCTTTACATTTTCAACTGTCGATACGATTACATCAACTGTATCAGACAACACTGCATCATTTAATAATGTAAATATCTATCAAGGTGTATATTTAACTCGAATATTTAAATTTGATAATTCACTTGATCAAAGGTTTTTACTTGAAAATCAAAATATTGATACATCCTCAGTTCGTGTGTCTGTTAGAAAAGAGGGAGATAATGGTATTGGTATAAAATATTCACTTGTAAATGATATCAATAATATCGATTCAAATTCACGAGTATTCTTTATTCGTGAAATACAGGATGAGAGATATGAGTTAATTTTCGGAGATGGCATCTTCGGTAAGAAATTAGGAACAGACTTGGACGATGATGGAGATATAATTACAGTTCAATATATAACCACCGATGGTGATGATGGAAATGGTGTTGAAAACTTCACATTTTCGGGAACATTTACAAATCAAAATGGCGGAATAATTACACCCAATAATACAGTTTCTATCAATACGATTCAATCCTCAGTAAATGGAACTGAAATCGAATCACTAAGTTCAATTAAGTATTATTCACCTTTTACGTACTCATCTCAAAATCGAGCTGTAACTTCAAGAGATTATGAAACGATCATAAAAAAAGTTTTTCCAAATACAGAGTCGGTATCTGTAATCGGAGGAGAAGAACTTGATCCACCAGAATTTGGAACAGTTAATATAAGTATTAAACCAAAAAATGGTAGTTTTGTTTCTGATTTTTCAAAAGATCTTATTTTATCAGAATTAAAAAAATATTCTGTTTCAGGAATAAATCAAAAAATAGTTGATCTTAAGATATTATATGTTGAAATTGCTTCTTCCGTATATTATAATAATTCACTAGTATCGTCATCATCAACATTAAAAACATCAGTAATTAATTCATTAAATGCATATGCAAACTCAGTTCAATTAAATCAATTTGGTGGAAGATTTAAATATAGTAAAGTTCTTCAGGTGATTGATAAAACTGACAATGCGATTACATCAAACATCACAAAAGTTATAATGAGGAGAGATTTGCAAGCTTCTACAAATCAGTTTGCACAATATGAATTGTGTTTTGGAAATCAATTCCACGTTAATACATCTGGATTCAATATAAAATCAACTGGGTTTTTCATTAGAGGTGAATCATCAATCGTGTACTTAACAGATGTACCAAACTCGGATTTACGAACAGGTGTTCTATCAATAGTTAAAGAAAATGTGACAGGTAACACAAGTGTATTCACCGTCGTAAAACCTGATGCTGGTATTGTTGATTATATTAAAGGAGAGATAATTCTCACCACAGTAAATATTACATCAACAGTTAAACCAAATAATATTATTGAGATACAAGCTTTCCCTGAATCTAATGATGTAGTAGGATTAAAAGATTTATACATCTCATTTAGTGTCGGAGATAGTACAATAAATATGGTTAGAGATGTAATATCATCTGGAGATGAAATATCAGGTGTTCAATTCACCAGAGATTTCTACACATCAAGTTACTCGAATGGATCATTAAAACGAGCATAATATGATAGGAACTGGAATTAATACTAGAATTAAAATTCAAGATGTTTTAACAAATCAACTTCCAAAATTTATTTTGGATGAGAGTCCTTATACGGTTGATTTTTTGAATCAATATTATATTTCTCAAGAGCATCAAGGTGCGCCAACCGATTTATCAGATAATTTAGATCAATATTTAAATTTTGATAATTTAACTCCAAATGTAATTCAAAATTCTACAACTTTAACTGGTATCACTACCATTGGTGCTAAAACAATTCATGTTGATAGCACAAAAGGATTTCCGAATCAATATGGTCTACTTAAAATTGATGATGAAATAATAACTTATACTGGAATTACAACTAATACATTTACAGGTTGTCAACGTGGGTTTAGTGGTATTACAAGCTATCATGATGAAAATGAAAAAGAAGATCTTGTTTTTTCCACATCTCAAGCTTCACCACATGATTCTGATTCTTCAGTAAAAAACTTAAGTGTTTTATTTTTAAAGGAATTTTATCAAAAAATAAAATCCACATTCACTCCAGGTTTAGAAAAAACTGAATTTACAGAAAATTTAAATGTAGGAAATTTTCTTAAAAATGCAAGAACATTTTATCAGACAAAGGGAACTGATGAATCTTTTAGAATTTTATTTAATGTTTTATATAATATTACCCCTAATATAATAAATCTAGAAGATAATTTAATAAAACCATCAACAGCAAAATATGTTAGATCAGATGTTGCCATAGCTGAAGTGATAAGTGGAGATCCTTTAAAATTAAAGGGGCAAACATTATATAAAAGTGATTTAGGTAATACAAATATTAATACCGCAGTTTCAGTAGTTGAACCTTTTACAAGAAATAATAAACAATATTTTAAATTTAATCTTTTTGTTGGATACGATAATGAATCAGATGTTTCCGAAGATTTTAAATTATTACCCTCTACAAAATGTTTAGAGAACGTATCAATTGGTGCATCAATAGTTAACGTAGATTCTACAATCGGATTTGGAACCACCGGAACTCTAACTACAGGTTTTACAACTTTTACGTATCAAAGTAAAAGTATAAATCAATTTTTTAATTGTTCAGGAATTAGTTCATCTATCAACAATACAGATACAATAAAATCAAGTTCAAATTATTATGGTTATGAAGATGGAGATATTTCAAAAAAAGTTGAACTTAATTTTACAGGTGTTTTAAAAGATTTTGAAACTTTAGGTGATATTGATGTTGAAGAAAATGATTCCATTTTTGTTCGAAATGTTGGAACTAAAATTATTAACCCATCAAGTAATAAATCATATAAGCAAATTTTTGCTAATTCATGGATATACAATACAAGCTCCACATATGAAATAGATGAGTTTTTAAGCAATTCATCTATAACATTAAATTCTGATGTAGATAGATCTAGTCTAAAAGTAGGTGATAAATTTGAATTGTTGAGATCAGGCACAAATGAAGTAGTATATCCAATCGAAGAATTAGGTGATAATATTCCATTCATAAATGCAATTGTTACAAGTAAGTCATTAAGTTTAGGAAATTTCAATTTCTCAAGAGATGAAAATCAAAAATATAAATTAAGAAGAAAAATTAATAAAGCATCAGCATCAAATACATCTCCACAAATAGAATTTGGTAATCAACAGGTCATATCTGATATTCAAAATTTGTATGTGGATAATTCGGATGAATTTGCTTATGTAGCTTCAAATTCTTTTCCCTCATACAATTTTGATTTAATACAAAAAGATTTTAAGTTTACAGATCAAATTACAGCTAAAGTATTAAAAAGCACTTTAAACTTAGGAATAAACACTTCAGGTGAGCTTTCAGATTTAAATTTCGATGAAAAGTTTACTTCAATAATATTTAATGATCCTGTTGAATTTTTAACTGGATCTGAAGTTTTTTATCAACCCACGGGAGAACCATTAGTAGGACTTAATACAGGATCATATTATGTCTCCTCTGATTCTGAAAATAATAAAAAGTTAAGATTATTTAATTCAAGGACTAGTATCCCTAGTAATTCATTTTTATCTTTTGTTGCACCAACAGGAATTAGCACTCATATCTTTATTTTAGAAAAACATAAGTCAGAAATAATAAGTCCTCAAAAACTTCTTAAAAAATTTCCATTACAACCAAACATAAAAAATGGAATAGGGGAGACAACAAATCCAGGTGGATTAGGTTTATTAATAAATGGTATTGAAATATCAAATTATAAATCTTTAGACAAAATTTACTTCGGACCTCTTAAATCTGCAAAAGTTTTAAACGGAGGAAGTGAATTTGATGTTATTAATCCACCAGAGATAATCATTTCCACTGGAGTAGGAACCACAGCTTTGGTAAAACCTAGTTTAAGTGGATCTGTGAAAAAAGTATTTGTTGATCCTCAAAATTTTGATGTAGAAAGAGTTGTATCAATCGGAGTTACAGGGGGAAACGGTGTAGATTGTGTCTTAGAACCAGTATTGACTGAAAGATTTAGAGAGGTTGTTTTTGACGCTAGAAATTTAACAAATGGTGGTGGCATTAATACATCGACTAATTCAATTATATTTTTAAGTGATCACGGATTTATAAGTGGTGAAGAAATAACATATGATTCAAATTTAGGAATTCAAGTATCAACTTCAACAACTTCATTAATAAATGGATCAAATTATTTTGTTAAAAATATTAACAATCTTTCTATACAACTATTCAATACAAAAACTGATTTAGAAAACAACACCAATCAAATTAATTTTTTAAATGGTGGATCAGGACTACAAAAATTTAGAACTAAAAACTCAAAAAACACCTTAAACAGTGTTGAAGTATTAAATGAAGGAAAAAATTATAAAAATAAAACTCTTTTAGTAAAGCCATCTGGAATTTCCACTCAATATAACAAAATTAATTTTGTTAATCATGGATTAAATGACGGAGATGTAGTTCAATATAATAGTGTTGTTGGTTTAGGATCAACACTTCCTCAAATAATCACAGGGTTAACAACTACAAATGATTATTATGTATTGAAAGAAAGTAATGATTCATTTAGATTATGTGATGCAGGTATAGCTGGAACTATTTTTAGTAATTATCAAAATAAAAATATTGTAGAAATATCATCGACTGGAACAGGATATCAACAATTTACTTATCCAAAAATACGATGTTTTATTGATTTTGTGTCAGTTGGAGTAGGAACAACATCAATTGAGTTAACACCAATGGTTAATGGTAGTATTACAAGTTTGGATATGTATGAATCTGGAACTGGATATGGATCAACAATATTAAATTTACATAAAAAACCTAATTTTAAAGTTAAAAATGGAAATTCTGCAATTTTAACTCCAAATATTATTAATGGTCAAATAAATTCAGTAAATATAGAGTTTGGTGGATTTGAATATTTCTCAAGTCCAAAATTAACAATAGTTGATGAAACAGGTTCTGGTAGAGGGGGAGAAATAAGAGCAGTTATCTCTAATCAAAAAGTTGTTGATGTAGTCGTAACCAAAGCAGGTATCGGATATTCAACATCTTCTAACATAGTTGTAAAATCATCTGGAAAGAATCAAGTATTTGATTGTGATGTGAGAGATCTATCATTAAATGAAACATTTAGTAAAAAAGAATTACTAACTGAAATTGATGATACTTTAAAATATTCCTTATGTGGATATAGCACTCAACCCTTTAGAGATGGGGGAGATAACTCATCAAATATCATTGGTTGGGCTTATGATGGAAATCCAATTTATGGACCTTATGGATTAAATGACCCTGAAGGTTTAGGTACAGATGTTATATTATTGCAATCAAGTTATATTTTAGATACATCATACAGTGATAGACCATCTATCAATCTTTTTGGAGAAGGATTTTTTATAGAAGATTATAAATTTAACAATTCTGGAGACTTAGATCGATATAATGGCAGATTTGAAAAAAACAGTGATTTTCCTGATGGGGTTTACGCTTATCATGCTTTAGTTGACAATTTAGGAGAACCATCTTTCCCATATTTTATTGGAGATCAATTTAGATCAAATTTAATCAAAGATAACGTATCTGATTTGAATCAATCTTTTAATTTTAATGATTCTGATTTAAGACGTAACACTTTCCCTTACAAAGTATTTGACCAATTTGCTGATAATGATTTTCTTATTGAAACAAATGAAATTACTAGACAAAAAAGTGTAATAGAGAGTGTTGAGCAAGGTTCAATTAGTAAAATAAATGTTGTAAATGCTGGAAAAAAATATAAAGTAGATGACTCTTTAACTTTTGACAATACAGGAACAAATGGAGATGGACTGATAGCTAAGATTGTAAAAATAAAAGGAAAAGAAATATCAGAAATTAATACTTCAGTTGAAAAGAATGAAAATTCAGTATTAACATGGTCTCAGGATGAAATCACAATTACCACGAATGAATCTCATAAATTTATTGATAAAGATTTTGTTAGTATATCAGGAGTAACGACATCAGCTTTTAAAATTGATGGATTCACTATTGTTGGTGTCAAAACTTTTACATCTCCAAGTCTTGCAACTATAACATCGGGAACAGCAGGTGTATCCACTGAGATTTTTGTATCTAACATACCAAGTAATGTCTCCTCAGGTGCCACTATAACAGTCGGTATTGAGACTATGAAAGTGTTGAATGTATTTAATGATTTAAATGTTCTTCGTGTTAAGAGAGGTCTTACAGGCATCTCTCATAGTGAATCGTCATCGATTGTTTTTCAACCTACGGAAATAAAAATTAAAAAGTCCGTTCCATCTTTTGATTCTAAAGTAAATGATAAAGTATTTTTTAATCCTGCTGAGTCTGTTGGAATAGGAACAACTGCAGGTTTAGAACATTCAATATCTTTTAGATTTGCAGGTCGAACAATAGATCGTAGTATACCTACACAAAGAATTCTTTTAGAAAATCATCCTTTCTCAAACAATCAAAAAATAACATTCGCAAAAGATCCGGCAGGCGGAAATATATCTGTTTCGACAACTCCTACAGCTTTAACTTTTAACTTACCTACATCAAATCTATATGTGGTTGACTCTGGAAAAGACTTAATTGGTTTAAAAACAGGAATAGGTGTTTCATTTAACGAACTATTCTTCAGAGATAGTGCGGGTGCGAACAATCATGATGAGTATTTGTTTGAGAGTACTTTTGATCAAATAACATGTGACGTTGTAAAAACAAAATCTAGAGTGACTTTATCAACTTCTCATACTCTAAAAGTTGATGATGTTATTTCATTAAAAATAAATCCAAGTTTAAATGTTGGTGTTGGAACTTCATCTTCTGTCAAATTAACAAGAGATACTGAAACTGGTTATCTTTTAGTTGATACGGTAGGTTTCAATTCAACAGGTATTAATACAATTTCAAATTCCATTAATATTTCATCTCATAAATTTGAAACAGGTGATAAAGTAAAATATTCATCTGATATATTACCTTCAGGATTGTTAAATAAAGATTATTTTGTGTATAAAATAGATGATAATAATATCAATCTTACTGAAACAAAAACAGAATCACTTATTTTTCCACCAAAAATAATAGGAATTGGTTCTACGGGAGGATCAACCCAGTCTTTATCAAAAATTAACCCACAAATTAATATTATAAAAAATAATAATGTTGTTTTTGATTTATCAGACTCTTCATTAAGTGGTTATCAATTACAAATTTTTTATGATAATGCTTTTATCAATAAATTTTCATCAATTGGATCAACAACCACGTTCAATGTAATTAATGTTGGATCAGCTTTAACAGTTAGTTATGGGTCATCGTTACCATCAAAGTTATATTATAATATCTCTAAATCTGGATTTATAAGCACTGCTGATAAAGAAGTAACAAATTATTCAACTATTAATTATATTGATAGTAATTACAATAATGACTATAAAATTTCTTCAATAGGGTCAACAACTTTTGATATTTTTCTTAAAAATGAACCTGAACGTTTATCATATGAGAATGTTGATATAAGTTTAATGGAATACGATACCACATCTGTGAATGACGATGGTGGTGTTGACACTATTGAAATACTTTCTGGGGGATCAAATTATAAAAAATTCCCTACATTAGTCGGATCTTCATCAACCATTGCATCTGAAGCTATAGTTAATTTTGAATCTAATACTATAGGTAAAATTAAAAAGGTAAGAGTTGTAAGTGAATCATATGAATATTCAACAGATAAAACATTAAATCCTGATGCATCAATCTCTCCAGTTTTAAAAACAAAAGATGCAAATACAATTGGAATTGTTTCAATCACCTCTGGTGGATCTAACTTCATTGATAGTCCAAAAGTTATTATTGTTAATTCAGATACTGGTGTTGAAATTAATAGTGGATTTTTGAATCCTATTTTGTTGTCTAATTCAATTATAAGAGTTGATGTTGTTGAAAAACCATCGGGATTACCTGATAATGATGTATTATTAAAATCTGTCAATAATACAAATGGTATAACCATATCCTCAGTTGAGTCAAATTCTGGAACTGCATTTACTTGTGTTCTCTCAACTCCAATTAATGGATTTCCTGTTGAACCATTTAAAGTTGGCGATGATGTATTCATAGAGGGAATACAAAAATTTGGTGAAGATGGAACCGGATTTAATTCATCAGATTATAAGTACGCATTTTTCAGAGTCAGTGAATATAACACTTCTCTCAATCCTAGAAAAGTAAAAATATCTGTTTCAGGTTTGACAACAACAGGATCAACTGGAGTAAGCACTAATGTTGGTTTAGCAGTAACTGATCAAAATAACTTTGCGACAATTGTTAATAAAGTAAATTATCCCTCTTTTGAAACAACATTAATAAAATCTACCTTTGAAATTGGAGAAAAAATAATCGTTAATGGTTTTTTAACAGATTTAAAAGTGAGTGGATTTAATCAAAATAATCTTAAAGTGTCTGGGAGTTTTTCATTAAAAATTGGTGATCAATTAAAAGGTGAAACTAGTAATTCTACAGCTGAAATAAGAGAAATAACAGAGGGTAAAGGTATCTTTAATGTTGGATTTTCTAATAGAAAAAATATTGGTTGGGATGATGAAATAGGAAAGTTAAGTGTTGATAGTCAAGTAACACCTGATAATGATTATTATCAAAATTTATCTTACTCTATAAAAAGTCCTATAACATGGACTGAATTGGAAACACCGGTTAATAATTTATTACATACTGCAGGTCTTAAGAATTTTGCAGATACGGAAGTATTATCATCTTCAAGTGTAGGTATTGGATCATCAGCTGTTACTTCAATTACCATTGATTTAATTGAAAATGAAAGAGTAGATATAATTAAAAATATTGATTTAGGTGTAGATAAAGACTCATTTGAATCTAAATCTAAATTTATTCAACTAGACAAAACAAGACTTGTTGATTATGTGGAATGTAATACAAATAATGTATTAAGTGTTGATAATATAAGAAATGAATTTTCAAAAGATGAAGGTGATCCTGATGATTTTTTAAACCTAGTAACTTTAAATAATGGTCAATCATTTATTAATTTACTTGTAAAAATTGAATCAGATAATAAAAATGAAATACAATTATCTGAATTAGTTGTTTTAAACACACCGAGTTCTAATCTTGTATCGGATAATAACGTTCTTTTAGTCAAATCTCAACTAAGTAATTCTGGAATAGGTTTTACTAATTACAAAGAGGACAATTACGGATCATTTTCTATTGAAACAAACGCAATTGAAGAAAGTGTATTAAGATTTTTACCAAAAGATCCATTTACAACTGACTATAATATTAAAATTTTAAAAAATATTTTTAACACAAACAGAAATGCAACCTCTGGTATTGGAAGTATATCTTTAAATGTTATTGAATTAATATCCTCAAATCTTAACGTATCTCCTTCATCTTCAGTGAATGTTGTTTCTCTTTCATCATCTAAATTCCAATCATACTTTGCAAATACACAAATAATTGATCCTGACACTAATAATGTAAATTTTGTTGAAACATATGTAACTCATGATGGAACAAATACTTACTTAGCAGAATTTTATGCAGATACTAATTTAGCAAACAAACAAAGAATAGGAATTTTTAGTGGGGATTTATCTGGAGGAAATTTCCAACTTAAATTTGAAAATAATGTTTCTAGAGATGTCGTTCTAAAATCAAAAATAATCGGTATTGGTACAACAGGTTTAGGAGATGGTGAGTATAGATTTAAATCAACTGATCAAACTGATGGACAAGAAAGAAGTGTATTATTACAAGGAATTGCAAAAACCGGTATTGGAACAACATCATTTGTTGGATTAAGTTCTAACATATTTGACAGTGTTAAATCAATAGTTGAGGTTAGTGTAGGATCATCAAAAGCTTTACATCAAATAAGTGTGATTCATGATAATGCAAGTGTATATGTTCAACCAGCACAATTTTTATCTGTTAGTGGCACTTCGATTTATGACGATGGTGTTGGATTAGGAACATTTAGTGGTCAATTTGAATCAGGAAATTTAGTTGTTAAATTCCATCCTGATGACTTAACTGGTATTTGTACTGTCAATGCTTTCAATAAATGTTTTTATTCATCTTTTGATGTTGATAACACTCCATTAGATCTAAATTACGGAGAAATTTCTGAGTCAATAGATATATTATTTTATAATGGTATTAGTGGTGAAAGAATTAACAGGACAGAATTTAATTTAAAATCAAATGGAATTCCAATATTCAGTAAAACATTTAATCCAACAAACAGTAGTATTTTAAATCCAGCTACAGGTTTATTTACTATAGAAAATCATTTCTTCAGAAATAATGAAGAGTTGATTTATGAATTTGGATCTACGATAGTTGGAGTTGGATCGACATCAATAACCTATAAAAATGCAGGTGTTTCTACATACCTACCAAAAAATGTATTTTGTATAACCGATAGTGAAAATACTTTTTCTATATCAACAACAAGATCTGGAACAGCTGTCACATTTACTGATCTTGGTGAAGGAAATGCTCATAGTTTCTCTATGTCTAAAAACAAAGAAAAAACTATCATAACCATTGATGGAATTACTCAAAGTCCAATTACTCCAACAAATATTGTACATATTTTACAAAATAATAATCAACCTTTGAGTGCTTCAAGTTCAATATTCAGTTTAAGTGGTATTTCATCTATTCAAGTCACAGATATAATAAAAATCGATGATGAATTTATGGAAATTACAAATGTTGGTATTGGAACAACATTTGCCGGACCAATAACACCTGGTATTGGAACATTCCCATTAGTTCAAGTTGGTCGTGGATTTTTAGGATCAAAAGCAACTACTCACTCACAACCATCTAATGTAAATCTTTTCAGAGGATCATTTGACATTGTTAAATCAAAAATTCATTTTACTGAACCACCTAGAGGAAATCCTCAAGGAACAACTCTTGCAAGTAATTTACCTTTCCCAAGGTCAACCTTTACAGGTAGAGTTTATTTAAGAAATAGTTATGACACTAATGTTATCTTTGATGACGTATCCGATCAATTTACTGGTATTGATTCATCCTTTACTCTTAAAGTGGGAGCAGCTGATACTGTTGGAGTTGGTACAACAGGAAATGGATTACTTTTATTAAATGGAGTATTTCAAACTCCAACTACATTTAACAATGCAGATGGAAATTTTGAAATAGTTGAAGATGCTGCATCTGGTGTATCAACGGTCAAATTTACAGGATTAATTGAGAGTAATAATATTGTAATAAGTGATGAAGACGTTAATCAAAATCAACTTCCCAGAGGAGGGGTTATTGTCTCTCTAGGATCTACACCCGGTTTAGGATTTGCTCCACTAAAAGGTGCTAATTTAAAGGCAAAATTCGACTCATACGGAACTATAACAGGAATAGTTGGAGTAGCTACAACTGGATCATCATTAGGTATTGTCACAGCTTTTTATAATAATACAACTGGTATTTTAACGATAACAACTCAAACAGATCCTGATTGGGTATTTGGTGATCAAAGTCAAGATGAAGTCCAATTGATAAACGTGCCATTTAGTGGAGGTCTATCTATTGGAGGGACTTTCCCAGTTGTTTCTGTTGCTGCTACTAATATAATTGGTGTAAATATTGGTCAAAGAGCTACTACTCACTTATATAATGGTGGAGGTGAAATATTACCATTTTATGGAGATCTTACTTTTGGATCAGGATATAATGGAATTGGTGGTATTGGAGTCACAGTTTTTGATCCCGGTTATATTCATAGATTTGTATCTGCAAATACTGGAGCTATTAATAGAAGTAGTGATGCAGCTCAATTAACACCTACATCTGCAGATTATGATCCTAAATCTGGAATTATTACATTTACTGTTAATAATCATGGAATGTCTACAGATGATTTAATTACAATTGATAATTATTCCTTAACATATACATGTTCAAAGGATAATTACTTCACAGAGCATTCATATCCCAGACCAACTGATCCATTAGGTGGTGGTATATCAACCGCAATAACAAAGGTAACTGATAATATTTTCAGTGCTAATGTTGGAACTAATGTAGGTTCTGGTGCAGTTATTAGTGTTTCAAGTATTGATGCTGGAGGATCATTATCTTTCAGTATTGGTGCAGGTGGCACAGACTATAAGAATCCAAAAATATTTGTATCTTCTCCAAGTTATGATAATTTACCAATAACAGGTTTGTCTAGATTGGGTATTGGTCCAACAACTGAAACTGGAAGTAATGTAAAGGTTACTTTAAATGTAGGACCAGTTTCTACTAATGTAGGTATAGGATCAACATTATTTGAGGTTAAAAATTTCAAATTATTAGGAAATGGAAATGCATTTAAGATTGGAGATAAATTTACTGTCGTGGGTTTAGTTACTGACTCTAGTTACGCTCAACCGGTAAAAAACTTTGAGTTAGAAGTTACCAAAGTATTCCAAGATGATTTTACACTTTGGCAATTTGGTGAATTGGATTATATTGATTCTATTAAACAATTACAGAATGGAGAAAGAGTAAGATTTCCATTAAAATATAATAATAATTTAATAAGTATAGAAGAAGGTAGCAATTATACAACTGATCTCGCAAACGTTTTATTAGTAATGAGAAATGGTGTTGTACAAGATCCATCAACAACTTATACCTTCAAAGGTGGAACATCAATAGTATTCATTGACCCTCCTGAAGCACAGGATAATATTCAAATATATTTTTATAAAGGAACAACTCAAGTTGATTCACTTGTTGTTGATGCAGAAACTTCTCCTATTGAAGTTGGTGATGAATTGCAATTATTAAAAAATCCATCTGATGATACAACAATATCACAAACAAAAAGAAGATTTACATCTATTAGAGATTCTGATGAATTAGAAACTAATATTTACTATGGAGAGGGAGTTAACGAAAACGTATTTAAACCTGTAAATTTATTCAAACAAAAAACAGATTTAGAAGTTAATGGTATTAAAATACCGAAAACAAGAAATTTAATTGAGACTTATGTGTTTCCAACAGCTAAAGTAATTGGTAAAGTGTCTACTTCAGATCAACAATTATTTTTTGATGATGTTTCTTTGTTTAATTATGAGGATGATGCCAGTCCAAATTTCTCTTTTAGATTGATCTCTGGAAATCCTGATCCAGTTGCAGCATCATTGAGTGCAAACGTTTCATCAGCCGGAACGATTACATCTTTAAATATTATAAGTGGAGGATCTGGATATCTTGGAGCAACAACTTCCATATCAATAGGTATTCCAACAACAGGAATCGGAACAACTGCAAATCCAACAGCTACAGCTACAGCAACTATAGGAGCTGGTGGAACTATATCAGAAACTTTAATTCTGAGTGGTGGTATAGGATACACCTCTTCAAATCCACCAAGTGTATTAATTCCCAGACAAGATGTCATAGAGGAAACAGTAGCTGGAAGTAATATATCAATTTTGTCAACTTCAGGTATTATAACAGGAATAACAACCACAACATTTAATTCTCAATTATCAATTGAATTTACAGGTATAAACACTGAAGGTTTAGTTCCACTTCAAATTGGAGACCCAATTTTCATATACGATACAACTGTTGGTAATGGAGTTACATCAACTGATGGTGTTGACACAAATATTGTTGGAATTGGTACATCTTTTGTTGATAATATCTACATAATTGCAGGAATTACGACATTAGGAGTAGTTGGAGGAGGTAATACCGTAACAGGTATTATAACTTGCACGATTGATTCAAATAGTGTTGGTATTGGAACCACTATTAGCACTCCTGATATTCCAGTTGGTAAATTTTCTCTTGGAAAAATGAGTAATTTAACAAGATCATCAAGTCCGATATCGATTGGTGTTACAGGTTTAACTGTTGATGTAGGATTAACTACATTCCCAACAATCATCAGAAATAGTGGTGAAGAAACACTCAGAAAAACTGGTGCATTGAAAACTCCGGGTGTAAGTTAAAATAATATGTATAAATATCTAAAAAACGATTAATATGCCAGCAATTGTAACAGATCAGTTTAGAATATTAAATGCTAATAATTTTGTTAATTCAGTATTAACAGGAGAAAATTCCTATTACGTATTTTTAGGACTCTCTAATCCATCAGGATTTATACCCTTTTCATCAAGTATAGTTGGCTTCGGTAGAACATCAGACTGGAATACTAATACACCCTCTCCAATTGATAATCTCCAATATAGATCACATTATCGTGATACTATGATGTTTGGAAAGAAAGTTAATAGCGCTAATATCAGAAGAGTAGTAAAAAGACATAATTGGGTAGCAAATAATAGATATGACATGTATAGACATGATTATCAAGTCATAGTAAATCCTGCTCCTAATGGAAATACAGGTAATTTATTCGATACTAATTATTTTGTTATCAATAGTGATTTTAGAGTTTACATTTGTATTGATAATGGATCAAGTGGAAGCAATACTAAGGGTAACATATCAGAGGATGAGCCAAAATTTACTGATTTAGAACCAACAGCTGCTGGAATAAGTGGTGATGGATACGTATGGAAATATCTTTTTACAACTCAACCATCTGATATTATTAAATTTGACTCAACTGAATATATTATTTTACCTAATGATTGGGAAACATCAACAGATTCCCAAATTCAAAGTGTAAGGGAAGCAGGTGATTCAAGTGTGAACTTTAATCAAATTAAAAAAGTATACATAGAGGATGCAGGTAGTTCAAGTCAGGCAGTATATCAGACCGGAACATATGAAATGAATATATTAGGTGATGGGTCTGGAGGAAAAGTTCAGATTGTCGTCGATTCAAATGGAAAAATATCATCTACTAAAGTGACATCTGGAGGTTCAGGATATACGTTTGGAGTTGTAGATTTAGGAACAGCATTAATTAATCCTGCTGGTAATTTATCTCCAACAGACGCTGCTAAATTAATACCGATTATTCCACCATCAAAGGGACATGGGTTTAACGTATATGATGAACTCGGATCTGATAAAGTATTAGTTTATGCTAGATTTGATGATGCATCAAAAGATTTCCCCACCGATACTAAATTTGCACAAGTTGGAATTATAAAAAATCCAAGTCAAGTAGGATCAAGTGTTACATTTACATCTAATCAATTTTCTTCACTTAAATCAATAAAACTTTCTGAAGATATTGGTATAAACAAATCTTTAGTTGGTGTTGGTATTACTCAATCAGTTACTGATGGTGTAGCTAGAGGTTATATTGCTTCTTATGATAAAGAAACAAAAGTATTAAAATATTTTCAAGATAGATCATTATTCTTTGTAAATGGTAATGATCAAACTGATAATGTGAATGTATCTGTTCAATCTCAAATACTTCCTTTTCAAAGTTCAAGTAATAGTATAATATCTGATACAACAGATCCTGATTTATCGTTTTCAAAATCAGTTGATACTGGATTTACTGGTATTCTAACAACCATCAATAATAAAGTAATTAATTTAGGTGTGACATTTGAGGGAGGCATTGCTGATTCTGAGATAAATAAAAAGACAGGAGATATCATTTACATAGACAATAGAGAATTGGTTGAAAGAAACTCCAGACAAAAAGAGGACATCAAAATTATCCTTGAATTTTAAGAAAAATGACACAAAAAACAAATTTAAATGTAAGTCCATATTATGATGATTTTGATAGGAGTAAAGATTTCTATAAAGTTTTATATAAACCTGGTTACCCTGTACAAGCTAGAGAACTTACAACTGCACAGTCAATAATTCAAAACCAAATTCAAAAATTTGGTACTTATGTATTTAAAGATGGATCTAAAGTAATTCCTGGCGATCCCTCATTTGAAGATAATATACTTGCACTTAAGGTTAATCCAAGTAATTTGGGAGTTGACGTATCAGTTTATATTGATAATTTTTTGGGTAAAAAAGTAACAGGTCAAGAATCAAAAATAAGTGGAGAAATAAAATTCATAGCAAAACCATCAACAGATCCTGTAGATGACATCATTCTGTATATTACAGCTTTTAATTTTGGAAATGAAGAAGTATCAAAATTTATTGATGGAGAATCATTAGTATGTTCAGAAAATGTAATCTATGGTAATACAACAATAAACGCTAATACTCCATTTGTATCTTTAATTTCTAGTGATTCGACATCTTTTGGATCAATTGCAAGTATTGAAAAAGGTGTGTATTTTATACGTGGATATTTTGTTGACGTTTTACAACAAACTATTATATTAGATTATTTTACCAATAAACCATCATATAGAATAGGTTTACAAATAAATGAAACTATAGTCGATGCAAAAGATGATTCCTCACTTTATGATAACGCATCTGGATTTACTAATTTTGCTGCACCAGGTGCGGATAGATTAAAAATTACATTAACACTTACAAAAAAAGAATTAACTGATAAAAGTGATACAGATTTTCTTGAAGTCCTACAGGTAGAAAATGGAAAAATAAAAAAAATTGATGAGACCAGTGTTTTAAATGAATTAGGAAAGGTACTCGCAGAACGAACATTCGAAGAGTCTGGAAATTATTCTGTAAAACCATTTATAGTATCAGTACATAATTCTTTAAATAATAATCTAGGCAATAATGGTTTATATTTTGAAGGTGATACTACACAAAGCGGAAATACACCTTCTGATGATTTGATGAGCGTAAAAATATCACCAGGTCTTTCTTACGTCAGAGGATTTAGAGTAAATAAACAGGGAACAAATATTTTAGATGTAGAGAAACCAAGAGATGTAGGAATAAAAAGTGATGCTAGTATAGATTTTAATATGGGTAACGTCCTTAAAGTAAATAATGTCAGAGGTATTCCAAAACAAGGATCAGTGGTTAAATTGTTTAATAATTTTAATGGTACGGGTGATTTAATAGGTAGTGCGAGAGTTTATAGCTTTAATTTAGAAGATTCTGCATATTCTGGCACCACCACAAGATGGGATTTAAGACTATTTGATATACAAACTTTTTCAACATTATCATTAAATACTAAAATTAATAATTTAAATATACCAGAGGGATCTTTTATTAAAGGTAAAAATTCAAATGCTTCTGGATTTATTAGACCTTATCATCAAACTGGAAATATAGGAATAGTTACTCTTGGTCAAACATCAGGAACTTTTGCACCAGGAGAGGAATTAACTGTAGATGGTATTGATTTATCAAGAACAGTAGGTGTAGTTACTGCATCAAATGTTCAAAATATAAAATCAGCATCTCAACCAACTTCGGCAGGTTATCCAAATATTGGTGGAGATGGTTTTAGAGCTGATTCATTTCTCGAAACATTTAGAATTCCAAATGGAATTAACGTTGTTGATATATCTAATAGAAGTGGTGGTGTTTCTACAATTACCGCCGGAGGAGATTCATTTTTAGGATTAAGAAAAGGTAGTGTTGTAAGATATAATAGACTTAGTAGTAGCATTGAAATATTTAATAAAGTTAAAGAAGTTGCATCTGATGGACTATCAGTTATAATAGAACCTTTAAATAGTGTAACTGGTATTTTTGATGGTTCACTTCCAAATAATAACGTGCAAGTTTCATTATTCGCAGGAGCTCCAAATATAAGAGGAAGTGGAAATCTTTATGTTCCACTTAATAATTTAAATGTTGAGTCTGTTGATCTATCAAATTCTAGATTAACTGTTACTAAACAAATTACAGGAAAATCAGTAACTGGCAATCAATTAAGTGTAAATGCCACCGATTCTGGTATCGTCAATACTACTTTTGAAAGTTTTGATCAAGAAAGATACTCAATTCATAATGATGATGGTACAATTCAAGGCATATCAGAACAAATTTTTAGTTTAGGTGGAGATGGATCATCATTAACAATTAATGGATTAACTAATGATGCTGTTATTTTTAATGCGACTCTTAAGAAGAATGAAATAAAAAGTAAAATAAAAACATTTAACAAAAGTCAATCTTATAATGTAAGATTAACAAAAAATTCACCATTTGGTGGAATATCAAATGGATTGACACCCGATAAAAGATTTGGTTTAAGAGTTCAAGATGATGAAATATCATTAAATTATCCTGATGTTTCTGCAGTCATTGCAATATATGAATCATTAGATGATAATGATCCTGTGGTAGATACTATAAGTTTTAGTGATACTGTGGATGTTAATAATAATGCTATAATTGGTGAAAATATAATTGGTGGTAATGCGGTTGCTAGGATTATTTCTAAACCAGCATCTAACCAATTAGGAATAGTTTATCTCACGAGTGATAGATTCTCAGCTGAAGATGAAGTCACGTTTGATGAATCCGATATTAAAACAAAAGTAAATACGATAGTAAATGCTGGCAAATTTAAAGACCTTACATTTTCTTATAACTTAGATAAGGGTCAAAGAGAAGATTATTATGATTATTCAAGAATCATAAGAAAAAAAGGAGTCCCTGAACCAACAAGACGTTTATTAATCGTATTTGATTATTATTCAGTTCCTGTAGATGATACTGGAGATGTTTTCACAGTTTTTAGTTATGACAAAGAAAGATATACCAATGACATCCCTAATATAGATTCTTCAGGAATAAGAGCTTCTGATACAATTGATTTTAGACCAAGAGTCCCTGTCTATAATACTTCAACAAATGCTAAATCACCATTTGATTTTGGATCTAGAAATTTTGATTCTTCAATAACACAATTCATTACACCAAATGAAAGTACTCTGCTTGGATATAATTATTATTTACCAAGAACTGATTGTTTATATTTAAGTGAAAGGGGTGAATTTGTGTATGACAAGGGTGTTTCATCCATTGATCCAAAACCACCAGTTAGAAATGATCGTTTGATGAAGTTGGCAACAATAACTTTACCACCCTATCTTTATGTTCCTCAGAACGCTATGATTATTATCACTGAAAATAAAAGATATCGAATGAAAGATATTGGATTTTTAGAGGATAGAGTTTCAAATTTAGAAGAGGTAACATCATTATCATTATTAGAAACAAATGTACAATCTTTACAGATATTAGATTCTGAAGGTAGAAATAGATTTAAAAGTGGATTTTTTGTAGATCCATTTAGAAATTATGATAGAAGAAATAAATTACTTTCTAGTAGTGAAATAGACACAAAATCTAACGAACTTATACCAGAGAGATCAAGAAATACTCTTAAACTAGTACCACTTCCCAAAGTTGCAACAACAAGTGCAACTACTGATCAATCCATAGATTATGATTTATTTGATACGAATGTAAGAAAAACTGGAAACTTAATTACATTAGATTATGAAGAAGTAGGATGGATAGATCAAGTATTTGCAACAAGCACTGAAAATGTAAACCCATTTTTAATACCAACATATAGAGGTGAAATTTCCCTTAATCCAAGAATGGATATGTGGACACGATTAATTCAACTAGATGACAATCACGTAACTCAAACTGGTCTACCTATTAATCGCACAATCAATATGAATACTAATGTTAGTGCTGAACTGCAAGGTTCAATGACTAATTTTAATGATACCACTGAAACTAAGAGACTCAGACCTGGTCAAGGAGCTCAATTAGGAGTTGCAAATGGTGATGTCATAACAACAAAATTAGGTGATATTACAGGTGAAAATACAATAACTGGTAATTTATCATTATTAGGAAATGCAAGTGGAAGCACTACTTTCAATAATGCAGATGTTACTATTAGAAATCAAAGAGAGTCATCAGATACTGATGATTTTATGAGATCTAGAAATACAGAATTTTCAGTAAGTAATTTTCCATCAGGAAAGAGATTTTATGTATTTTTAGATGGTCAAGCTATTGATTTTATTCCTAAGTTAGTTGAGATAACTCCAAACATAAATGGTGAGACAAATGGATCACAAGGGACTTTTATAATTGGTGAACAGGTAAATGTATATGACTCAACAAATAATAATCAAACACCAACAATGATTTTCAGGGCATGTCAACCTGACCATAAAGAAGGTGAATTTAATAATCCAACACAAACATATCAATTTGATCCATACGCTGAATCAGGAATTGCATTACCACAAAATTATTCACAAACATCAACTGTAATTAATGTAGATACTAGATCTTTAAGTGAAGAGGCTCAAGGTAGTTACTATGGATATTTGGGTAAAAACTTTAGACTCGAAGGGCAAGAATCAAATGCAGTGGCATTTGTGAAGGATGTAAAGTTAATAAGTGATAACTTTGGGGATTTACAGGGATCATTCTTTATAAGAAACCCATATACTAATCCTAGACCACCAATACGTATTTCCACAGGAACAAAAACTTTAAAGATAACAAGTAGTCCATCAAATAGTGGTTTTACTCCTGGTGTTGATCCAGATGTTTATGCAGCAGAAATACCTTATACTGCAAGTGGAACCGTTGAAAGATGGCAAAATGATGTAATAACAACTGTAAGTTCAGTTAATTTAAATATAAACAATTCATTTGAAGCTGATATTGATACTGAGATAAGTGTAATTCATCAGGATAGGGTCACGGTTGTAGCTGAGTATTATGATCCTTTAGCACAGACATTTGTAGTTGGAAGTGGTAGTGATGTTGAGATCACTGCGAACAATACTAGTGAAGATCAAAATGGTGCGTTTATTACTGCAGTTGAAGTATTTTTCAAAACTATAGATGAAGAAAGAGAAATTACTTTACAATTAAGAGAAACAACTCAAGGAGCAAGACCATCAAGAACTGTTTTAGCTTCAAAAACATTAGCACCTACTAATGTTTTAAATGGAGTAGTTACTCCTAATATTTTAACATCTGATGATGCGTCAGTTGGAACTAAATTTATATTCTCAGAGCCTGTTTATTTACCAGCAGGAAAATCATATGCGATTGTTCTTTTAGCTCCATCATCTAAGAAGTATATTGTTCATACCGGAGTTCATGGTGAGACTGCTGTCAATGCTCAATCAATACCTGGTGCGTCTGGTGGTTCTGCATTACAATATTCTAAACAATATGCAAATGGTGCATTATTTAAATCACAAAACGGTGCACTTTGGACTGAAGATAACGAGCAAGATTTAACATTTAAATTATATAAAGCAAAATTTGTTCAGAGTGGATCTTTGTTCCTCACAAATCCTGATTTAGATTTTAGTAATGGATATGTTCCAAACTTAAGTCCAAATCCAATCGAAACTTTCCCGAAAACAGGAACTATCGGAATTACTACAATTAATTCTGGATCACCTTTAGTTGGTATTCTGACAGAAGGAAGAAAAATATGTGGAAGAAATTCAGCTACTACTGCTACAATAACTGGTGTTGGTCAATCAGTAGGTACTAATCCAAATTGTCTTATTTTAACAAATGGAGGAACAAATTATGTGACTGATACTTTTGTAGAAACTTTTGCAATAACTGGTAAAGGTTCTGGATTAAAATTAAATATATCAGCAACTGATGGTGTTATTGATAGCGGCACAGTCATAACAGGAGCAGTTGCTGGTGGTATAGGACAAGGGTACAGAATAGGTGATAAGATAGGAATTGTAACTTCAACTGTTGGAGGATCTGCTGGAGTAGCAACAGGTACTGGTGCAGAGTTTACAGTTGGTTTTGGTAATCAACTTAAAATTGATACTATTTACCTTACAGATGTACAGGGAGATCAGAATACATTTTCAGTTGGATCCGCAGTTAGTTTCTTTAATGATTCTGGTGATATAGTTAGTCTTGCAGCCACTACAATTGTAACTTCTGTATTTAATGAAACAGGTAAAAATTCTGGTAAAGTGTTTAAAGTTAAAGCACTTGATCATGGAATGCACTCAAGCACTAATAAATTAAGTATTTCTGATGTTGCTAGTGATGTTACTCCTACAGAGTTAACTACTGATCTTTTAAGTTCAGAATTAACTAATATTAGTGTTGCAAATACAACAAACTTTGTATCCTTTGAGGGATTCCCAGTTGGATCTGCGAATACAGGATATGTTAAAATAAACAATGAAATTATAGGATATAATGCAGTTGATGTTGGTGTACTCAAAATAGCATCAGGTTCAAATGGAAGAGGTGTCGATAACACAAATATTATTCCAAAACATGATATAGGATCACTAGTATCAAAATATGAATTAAATGGTGTTTCTCTTAGAAGGATTGTTAGAGATGATCTATCAGTTAGTAGTATAGAAGGTGATTTAGATAGTTATTTTGTAGAAATAGATAGAACAAAAAATGGTGCAAGTCGATCTATTGACCCTTTAAGTTTCACAGGTGCTCCTCAGTTATCATTTAATTCAAACGCAGCTGGTGGTGGACTTGAAGTCAAATCAACAGAAAATATTGCTTTTGATTCTCTGGTTCCAATTTTTGATACATTAACCCCTGTAGGTGTTCAAGAAAATGGTGAGGTAAATAAAACAAATATTGAAGCTTCAATCAGAACTGTATCTGGAACAAGTGTTGGAGGAAGTGAGATTTCATTTGCTGATAAAGGTTATGAACCTATTCAACTTAACACATACAATTCTTTAAATGGAACAAGATTAGTTGCATCTAAATTAAATGAAAATGCATATTTGACTTCTTTACCAAGAAATAAATCTTTCACGTTATTGATGAACTTTTCTTCAAATAATGAAAATTTATCTCCAGCGATAGATATGTCTCAACCCTTTGAAGTTGAATTTATTTCACATAGAATCAATAATCCTATTGGATTTGAAAATTATAGTAGCAGTAATTTGGTTAAATCAATTAATGATGATCCTCATAGTGCCACATATGTAACAAATTTAATTACATTAAATAAACCTGCAACCTCATTAAAAGTATTTTTAACTGGATACAGACCACCATCTTCTGATTTCAGAGTATTATACAGTTTACTTAAGAAAGATTCTGATAATATATCACAATCTTTTGAACTATTTCCTGGTTATAAAAATTTGGTTGGAGTTGATCCTGATGATGGATTTGGAGATTTAGTTGTAGATTCAGTAAAAAATGATGGTAGACCAGATTCGTTTGTGCCTACAAGTGCTAATAATGAATATAGAGAATATCAATTTACTGCAGATAATTTGGATGAGTTTATTGGATATGCTGTGAAAATTGTTATGTTTAGTTCAAATCAATCAGAATATCCAAAATTGAAAGAGTTGAGGACTATTGCAGTCAGATGATTAAAGTTGAAGGACATTCAAATCTCTATAGAGATAAATCTACAGGAGCTATCGTAAATTGTGATGATCTTGGATATGAGCAACACTTAAAAATGATAAAAACTCAAAAAAACAAAGAAGATGAAATGAATAAAATGAAAAATGATATTGAAGAAATTAAAGAATCACTTTCTTTATTAATTAAAAACCTTAACAAGACCTAAATATTAATTAGGATCACTTTAAACAGATGTCAGCAGTATATGTCTCAAACTTAATTATTAACGCAGGATCAACTTTTAGTCAAAGTTTTGACTTAGGATCTACTGAGGATAATGCGCCATTTAATTTATCTGGGTATACTATAGCTGCACAGTTAAGAAAACACTCTGCTAGTTCTACAGCAACAGACTTTGAGTCTGTAATTGTAGATTCTGATAATGGTCTCATTAATGTTGCTCTTGCTGCAACAACAACCGCTGCTATTAAACCAGGCAGATACGTATATGATATTGTCGTTACGACAGGTGATATAAAAACACGAGTCGTTGAAGGTTCTGCTTTAGTCAGGGAGGGTGTAACACAATAATGTCAGATCTTAACATTAGAATTGGTCAATCAGACGCAATCAAGGTTTTAACCACATCTAGCACAAAATCTACAAAAAATGTAATCGGAGGAATTGCTTCTGTATCACAATTACTTGTAACAGGTATCTCTACGCTTGGTGGAGTTGAAATACAGACTGGATTCATAACAGCAACAAGTGGTGTAGGATTAGTTACATACTATGGTGATGGAAGTAAACTAACAGGTATTACAGGATCTGTCGTTGGAGATTTAACTGAACTAAATGTGACTGGAATAACAACGGTGAGTGGAATTAAAATACAAGCAGGTATAATTACAGGAGTATCAGGTGTCGTAACATTCACGGGTGATGTGGCAGACCTTGATGGAGGTGCTTTCTGATGGCAAAACCAAGTACTCGACAAGAATTAATAGATTATTGTCTAAGAAAATTAGGTGCACCTGTGCTTGAAATTAATATTGATGATGATCAAATTGATGATTCTGTCGATGATGCCATACAACTTTTTAATAATCGACATTATGATGGTATTGAGAGAATGTACTTAAAATATCAATTGACTCAAGAGGATTTAGATAGGGGAAAAGCAAGTGGCACTGATGGTGTGGGAATTGTTACCACCACAGGAACATCAACAAATATAAGTGGAATGGGAACTATAACCTCGAATTTTTATGAAACTTCAAATTTCATACAAATTCCAGACTCTGTTATAGGTATAGAAAAAGTTTTTAAATTTGATTCAAGCACTATTTCTGGTGGGATGTTTAGTATTAAATATCAATTATTTTTAAATGATTTGTATCGTTTTAATTCTGTCGATTTATTGCAATATTCCATGACAAAAACTTATCTTGAAGATATAGATTTTCTTTTAACAACAGATAAACAAATTAGATTTAATAGAAGACAAAATAGATTGTATTTGGACATTGATTGGAAAGCACAGGAAGTTGATAATTATTTGATAATTGATTGCCACAGAGCTTTAGACCCTACAGAATTTACAAAAGTCTTTGATGATCCATTTCTTAAGATGTATTTGACAGCTCTTTTAAAAAGACAATGGGGACAAAATCTTATCAAATTTAAAGGAGTTAAACTTCCTGGTGGTATAGAATTGAACGGAAGAGAAATATATGAAGACGCTGAAAGAGAATTGACAAGCATCAGAGAAAGAATGACTCTGGAATATGAGTTACCACCTCTTGATTTTATTGGGTAAGATGTATGGCACTAAATCCCTTTTTCCTACAAGGATCACAAAGTGAACAACGACTTGTTCAAGAATTAATTAATGAACAATTAAAAATTTATGGTGTAGAAGTAGTATATTTACCTCGTAAAATTATAAAAAAAGATTCGATTTTAACTGAAATCCAATCATCTACATTTAATGATACTTTTTTGATCGAAGCATATGTCAATACCTTTGATGGATACGGAGGTGCAGGTGATGTAATGACAAAATTTGGTATGAGTTTAAAGGATGAATTGACAGTTACCATATCTAAGGAAAGGTTTGAAGACTTTATATCACCATTTTTAGCAAGTTTACCAGCTGATGAAATTGAAGTGTCTACAAGACCAAGAGAGGGAGATTTAATTTATTTTCCATTAGGACAAAGAATTTTTGAAATAAAGTTTGTTGAACACGAAGAACCATTTTATCAATTAGGTAAAAATTATGTCTATCAATTAAAGTGTGAACTCTTCGAATTAGAAGATGAGATGGGTGGTTGGGATCAACTTAACACCACTACACAGTCGATTGATAGTCAATTAGTCAATCAAGGATATATAACTTCTCTTAAACTCATATCAATAGGATCTACTGCGACTTTAGGAGTAACTACTACTTCAGGATACATTCGTAAAATTATATTAAATGATGATGGTTCAGGTTACACTAAAACACCAAATGTATCAATATCTACAGCACCAGCTGGTGGAATAGATGCAACAGCTGTTGCAATTACAACAAGTGTTAATAACGTATTTTCTGTGAAGGAAATATTGTTGACAAATCCCGGTGCAGGATACACAGTAACACCGACAGTAACAATAGTCAGTGCTGCATCAACTGTTATAGGTGTCGGTTCAACATCTTATGGTGTTGGTGCTGCTGCAACTGCTTATTTGGTCAAAACCTCTGCAGGTATCGGAACAGTAAGTATTGCATCAAGTGGAAGTGGATATGCAATTGATCCAACTCTTACATTTACGACGCCAACATCAGGAGTGGGCACTGCAACTGGTATTGCTAAAGTAAATGCTGCTGGTTTTGTTACATCAATATTAATATCAGATGCAGGAATTGGATATACATCAGGAACTGGTATAGCAACTGTTACCCCACCTCCAGTAATAACCGGTATCGGAACATATAAATTTAATGAACTTGTTACAGGTTCTATTTCTGGTGCTAGAGGAAGGGTTAAGTCTTGGGATTCTGTTCAAAATGTTCTTAAATTAGGCACTACGGATGGTACATTCATATCTGGTGATGTGGCAGTAGGTAGCACTTCTGGAGCAAGATTTACCGTTGACTTTATAGAATCAGCAGAATTTGCTGATAAATACGATAAGAGTGATGAAATCGAAAGTGAAGCTGATGACATCATTGACTTTTCAGAAGGAAATCCATTTGGTACATTTTAATGTTAGGAACTTATTACTATCACGAAATAATTAGAAAAACAATCGTTTCGTTTGGAACATTATTTAATTCAATCTACATCAGACATGATGATAAAGATGGGAATACTTATAGTGAAATAAAGGTTCCCTTAGCTTATGGACCATCACAGAAATTCTTAGCAAGATTAGAGCAACAAGCAGATTTAAATAAACCAGTTCAAATAACACTACCTCGAATGTCATTTGAAATGACTAATGTGACTTACGATCCTACAAGAAAAACAGGAGTTACACAAACATTCAAAGCATCTGATGGCACTAATTTAAAAAAAGTTTTTATGCCTGTCCCGTACAACATAGGATTTGAATTAAATATTCTTGCTAAATTAAATGATGATTCTTTACAGATTGTAGAACAAATACTACCTTTCTTCCAACCATCTTTCAATTTAACTGTTGATTTAGTAAATTCCATTGGAGAGAAAAGAGACATACCAATAGTTTTGGACTCTATTAATTTTCAAGATGATTATGAGGGTGATTTTTCAACTCGGAGAGCGTTAATATATACATTAAGTTTTACTGCAAAGACTTATCTGTTTGGTCCTGTTGCCGATTCAACTGATGGATTAATTAGAAAAGTTCAAGTTGATTACAGCACAGATACAAATACTAAGAATGCAAAACGTGAAGTAAGATACACAGTTACTCCAGATCCAATTGACGCAGGACCTGATGATGATTTTGGATTTAGTGAAACTACTGCATTTTTCAGTGACGCAAAATCATATAGTCCTACTCAACAAAAAGATATATGATGAACCATGAAAGACTCATTCGAATCATTAAATGACACGTTCAATACAGATCCTGTAGAGGTAGAGGCTATTACTAGTCCTAAAAAACCTGTGAAAAATGAAATTGAGAAAGTCAATGATATTGAAAAGGACTATACTTATACAAGAGGTCAGTTATATTCTTTAATAGAAAAGGGACAAGAGGCAATAAATGGTATAATGGAGGTAGCAGGTGAGAGTGCAAGTCCAAGAGCATATGAAGTTGCTGGTCAGATAATTAAATCCGTAGCTGACACAACTGATAAACTTATCGATTTGCAGAAAAAACTAAAAGATATTGACGAGGACACACAGAAAACAACAAATAATGTTACTAACAACTCTTTATTTGTTGGATCAACTGCCGAACTTTCAAAACTGCTTAAAAATGGTCTTCTAAATAATAATACTACTTCCAATGATAAGTCTTAATAATGGGTCTTAAGAAACCTTCAGATTACTTTAAGAGAGAAAGTAATAATATAAAAAACATGGTGGGTAATCCTAATCTGAATTCATATTCAGAATCATTTAACACCTTCAAGGAAAATCTGTCTAAATTTGAGAAAATTACAGAAACTATTGAGGTTGTCAATCAGTTAAAAGAAGAATTACAGAATTTTCTTAAGAAAGAAGATTTAGATAATGCAATGCTTTCTTATGTTTTCTTATTAGAAGAAAGCATTGAAAACTTACAAAGCAATGTAAAAAGTATAAATTCAAAAACATTAGCAGAAATTAAATCAAAAGTTTCAAATGTTACAGATGTAGTAAATGAATTCATTGAAGTTGATATTCCTAAGTATAAAAAAAATATAGTAGACGTAGAAGTAAAAACAGATCAAAAATTTATTGAATTTAAGGAAGAGTTTGATAATGTTATAAGTCAATTATCCGACGACATCGATAAAAAACAATTTGAAATATCAAACAACTCAGAAAATAATCTTAATGAAGCTGTAAGTAATTTAGAGAATCATATAAAAGATATTGGTGATAGCAATAAAAGTATATCAAATACACTTAAAGTTAAAGTAAATGAAATACAAAAATTAAAGAAAAAGGTTGTAGAAGAATTAAAAGTAAATAAAACAATCAACGAGAGTCTTAAAGAAAAGGTTGAAAATCTTCAAATAGAATTAATCAGAGGAGAAAATAACTTAAAGGAACAAAACATTAACTTTCAAAAAATTGAAAATGGTTTTAAAGACACGATTGAAAAATTAAATGTCCCTGAATTGGAGAAAGAAAATTTTGTTCTTTCTACAAAAATTAAACATCTTGAAGAAGTATATGAAAAATTAAAAGAAGAAAGTAAAATAAATGAAACTTTAATTGAACAAACATTACCATCCACAGAAACATCAGATCCATTAACACCTCTTGATCAAAACTATGTTACATTAGATCAACTTCAACAACATTATAGATTATTTTTAGGACGCATACAAACTCAATTATCCACATTAGGTGGTGGTGGAGAGACGAGGTTACAATATCTTGATGATATTGTCGGTATTGCTACAAATTTGAGTGAGTATGATGGTAAATTTCTTAAAGTAGATACATCACAACCAGCTGGTAAGAATTTTGTTTTTGAAACTGTTTCTGGTGGAGGTGGAGGAGGCAGTGTTGTTGGTATAAGCACAACAGGAGGTTCATTCTTTAATCAATTAAATGTATCTGGAGTATCAACATTTTCTAATGATATTAATGTAACTGGAATATCTTCTTTCAAAAATATAATTAATTCAGGAATTACTTCGGTAGGAATCGTAACTGCATTACCAGGCGGTTTGGCACCAGTATATTTCGGTGATGGTAGTAATCTTCAGAATATTAATGCAACTAATATTAACAATGGCAGTTTACCCGAAGGAGTTCTTCCTGCTAGTTTAACTACTTTAAATGTAACTGGTATAGGTACTATTGCAACATTAGAAGCAACAACAGTTTCTATCGCTGGCACACTTACGTATGAAGATGTAACAAATATAGACTCGGTAGGATTAATAACAGCAAGAGAGGGTATAAGAATTGGTGCTGGTAAAAGTATTGGGTCAGATGGTGCTGCGGTTGTATATTATGGTGATGGTTCTAATTTAACTGGTGTTGGTGGATTTACTGCTGATGGCAATCAAAACTTATTTCCATCTAATACTTGCTCTGGATGTAATTTAACAAGTGGAGTAAGTAATCTTTTAATTGGTTCTTGTGCAGGTAAATCTGTGACTGATGGTGGTTGTAATATTTTATTTGGATATAATGCAGGTAAATCTCTATCAGGTGGACTCGTTAACACTTACATTGGACGTGATGCAGGATGTTGTGCTACTGATGGAAGTTGGGATATAGGTATTGGTAATGGTGTTTTAAAAAATTCTAAAAGATCATGTGCCAATATAGCAATAGGATATAATGTTTTAGAAAATCAAAATACACATTATCCTTCTGGAGTTCTTGGTTTAGGAAATATTGGATTAGGATACCAAGTTGGTACAGCTCACACAAACGGAAAATATAATATTTTTGTTGGTTATCAAAATGCAACATCTATGACATCTGGTGACTGCAACATATTCTTAGGACATAAAGCAGGTAAAGATGCAACTGGTAGTACTTCTAACATTTTTATTGGTTGTTATGCAGGAAGATCAAGTGGATCTGGAGGTTGTGCAGGTCAGGGTAATATTGCACTTGGTAATTTATCTGGAATTTGTCTTGGATCGACATCAGACAGAAACGTATTCGTAGGAGAGAGTGCTGGAAGAACTTCAACTGGAGGATCTTTTAATGTTGCATTAGGAGCTGATTCTGGATACAATGTCACAGGAAGTAGAAACACATTTTTAGGATTTTATGCTGGTGCTAATGCAACAAGTGGATGTTGTAATATTGCTATTGGTAATCTTGTTTGTCTACCATCTGCCACAGGTAGTTCACAACTTGCTATTGGATCCGGACATACTAGTTGGATTATTGGAAATAGTGATTATAACGTAGGTATTGGAACTACTATTCCAAGATTCACTCTTGAAGTTGGTGCTGTAGGTGCATCTGGAACTTCCTTACATGTAAATGGTGATGCAAGAATTACAGGAATTCTTACAATAGGTACATCATCAATTACTTTAGATCCAAGTGAGAAAAAAATAAGTGGTTTAGATGAAATACAAATTGGTACAGGAAGTACAGCAATAAAAATTAAAAAATCAGCAACAGGTGATATAGAGTTTGTTGATGAAAGTGGTCAAGAAAAATCAGTTGGTATCGGAACTACGGTAAGTATTAATACATCTGGTATCATAACTGCAAGTGCGTTTCATGGTGATGGTTCTAATCTAACTGGTATTAGTGCTGGTGGATTCTCACAAGACGATCAAGGAAACTTAGTCGCAGGAACAAATGCTGGTGCAGCTAAAGATGCTGATACCTGCTTCAACATTATGATTGGTTGTAACTCTGGTTTAGCATTATGCGGAGGATATGGTCATAGCATTTTAATGGGATGCCACACTGGTAAGTCTATAACCACGGGTGCTTATAACTTCTTATTTGGTCAGAGATCAGGGTGCCTGATGACCACTGCAAGTTACAATATTACGCTTGGTAATGGTAATGGTACTACCATGACAACTGGTTGTCACAATATCTTCTTTGGTAATGGTATTGCTTCTGGTGGCACTGGGGAACACTGTAATAATATTATTATGGGTCAAGAATCTGCTTATAATTTAGATACTGGTGATGATAATATAGCAATCGGAAAACAAGCAGGATGTGATATAAGTTCTGGTGATCGTAATATCTTTCTTGGAAGATTAGCAGGTACTAATTCAACTACTGGATCTGATAATATTGCACTTGGTTGTTGTGCAATGGCTAAATGTGTTGTTACTGGAAATCATAATATTTTCTTAGGGAGTTATTCTGGTAATAAGACAGAATCTGCTGCTTGTAATATTGCGATTGGTTATCAGGCTTCAAAATTTATGGAAACTGGAGTATTCAACGTAGCAATTGGTGCAGAATCTGGTGGTTCAACAGGTTCAGGTGTATCTGGTAATTGTAATGTTGCAATCGGTAAGCAAGCATTACAACAATTGACTGGTGGTACTAGGAACGTAGCACTTGGTATGCTGGCAGGTGGAGGTGGTGCTCCTGGTAGTAGAAACGTTGTAATTGGAACTTGTGCAGGTTGGTGTGGTGTAAAATCTGATGATACTATAGCAATTGGATATTTTGCAGGATGCATGGCTGCTGATCCAACAAATGGATGCGGAATATTCATTGGTAGATATGCTGGTAGAGCTGCTGCCGAAGGTAAAGCCATAATGATTGGATGTGAGGCAGGAAGATGTGCTGTTGATGCTGACAATTCGATCTTCATTGGATCAGCAGCTGGTAAGTGTGCATGTAATGCTGCAGATGGTAATCTGTTTATTGGTCAATGTGCAGGAAGAGGATCAAGCACATTAGCCAATAATACTGGAGATTATAATATAGCGTTTGGTCAAAATGCACTGGTTGAATTCACCAGTGGATCTGACAACGTTGTAATTGGTCGAAACGCTGGATGCACAGTTACAAGTGGTTCTTGTAACGTATTGATAGGTTACGGTGCGACAGTTTCATCTGCCACTGGTAATAATCAATTAGCGATTGGTGCTGGTAATACCAGTTGGGTTTCAGGTGATAGTTCTTATAACGTAACTCTTGCTGGCATTGCGACTGTTTATAGTGCTACTGGTATCGTTAGTGCCACTAGTTTTTATGGTGACGGTTCAAATTTAACTGGTATTAGTGGTGGTGGATTCTCTCCTGATGATGATCTAAACTTAGTCGCAGGTACAAATGCAGGTAAATGTCTTGATGGTTCTAGTGGATGTTTTAATATTTTTGTAGGTGAATGTGCTGGTAAATGTACAACATCTGGTGATTCTAACATCTTCTTAGGTAAATATGCAGGATGTAAAAATACAACTGGAAATTGTAATATTGCTATTGGAATGAATGCGGGAAAAGGAGACTCTGCAACCGCTGTTTCTGGGTACAATAACGTTTCATTAGGTTTCTGTGCAGGTGCTGCCCTATGCACTGGATCTGACAACTATTTTATTGGATTTAATGCTGGTGGAATTAGAAAATCCACTGGTGTAACAGGTTGTTATAATATAGCATTTGGATGTTTGGCAGGCGCGTGTCTTCAATCAGGTGAAGGAAATACATTCATTGGTGGAATGGGTGTTGCATCTGGTGATTGTATATCTGGTGATTACAATACGGCTATAGGTGGATGTACTTTACAAAAACTTACTAGTGGTGATACAAACGTAGCAATAGGTTGGAGATCTGGTCACTGTGTTTGTACTGGTTCTGAGAATGTATTAATAGGACATAAAGCTGGATGTTCCTTAACAACGGGTCAAGGTAACGTTTTAATTGGAGCTGAAACTCAGTATCAAAGTGGTGGAAATAATTGGTTTAATGTCTTTGTTGGAAAGCAAGCAGGTTCAACCTCATGTGGAGGATGTAACGTTTTCCTAGGATATCAAGCAGCAAAGAACCGCAGCACTGGATCACATAACGTTGCGATTGGTAGATGTGCATTTAAGGGAAGTGGTTCTGCAACTGGTGGATGTAATGCAGTATTCGGTGTTTGTGCAGGACATAGTGTAAGTTCTGGTAATTTCAATACACTCATAGGTCCTAATGCAGGTATGGGCATCACAACTGGATCTTGTAACGTGGTAGTAGGTTATGGTGCAACCGTAACAACTACAACTGGAAATCATCAATTAGCAATAGGTATTGGTAATTCGAATTGGATTTCTGGTGATAGTTCATTTAATGTGAGTCTCTCTGGACAAGTAAATCTTAATGGAATGTCCAAAGAGTCAATTAATATAGTTGCAAATAAATTAAGTGCAGCCACTGATATTAATCTTGAAGATGGTCTAGTTCATTATTTCTCAACCACAGAAACTGCAGATGCAACCCCTAATATACGTTTTAACAGTTCAACTACATTAAATTCAAAACTAAGTGTAGGAGATTCTGTTACAGTTACAATAATATCTTCAACAAATAACACTAATTATTCTTACGAACAACTAACAATAGATGGAAGTGCAGTGACTGAACAATGGATAGGTGGAGCAGCCCCTAGTGGTGGTTCTAGTGGATATGATATTTACACATTCCAAATCATAAAAACTGCAGATGCTACATATCTAGTATTTGGTAATAAAGTTAACTTTACGTAAAATGTCACCATTAGCCTCAGTCCCTAGTCTATCAGGAGCAATATCACAAACTAATGCACTTCCTATTGTAACCGAAAATTTAGTTTTTTGGGCTGATGCTGATAATAATGATATTGGTCATTCAAACACTTACATGTATAATCAAGTGAATGGACCTCAATCTGACTCTGATAATTATAGATTTTATTTTCCAAATGCACCGGTTTACAATTATCAAGCAACTCTTGATGGTAGAACCGTATCATACTGGGATTTTGATGGATCAAATGATTATGGGTATGCTAGTAATAGTGACGAGGGTTCAGACTTCGATCTTAGTAACGCTTACAATGGTGTTCAAGGTGATTTTACAATTGAATATTGGGTAAGATCAGACGATAATCTATATAATAATATTACATTCCCAATGGGGAGATGGGATAAAAATAGTAATGATGGAAGATCTTTTTTATTTGGATTTGAAAGCAATAGATATCAAGGAATGCTTTGGAGAGATGGATTTGGTTCATGGTCCAGACCTTATATAACTACGACAAATGACTTAAGTGTATTTTCTAACGATGTATGGCATCATTTTGTTTGGTCATCTAGAGCAGCAAATCCAGATAACAGTAATAACTGCTATAGTGTTGTATATCATAATGGTGAACTACCATCAGGAACTTATACAACTAATCCATATACGTCTATACAAAATATGGTTGGACATGATGGTGGGTCGAGAAATACATATGTTGGTACATCGTGGTATTTTTCATGGTGTTGGGATGGTCAGATGTCTATACTTAGAGTTTACAATGGTAAAGCGTTAACAGCAAATGAAGTGAAAAGAAATTTTAACGCAGACGCAGCAAAATTTGGTCTTACTCCCTTATAAAAAAATGAGATTTGAAAATAGACACTGGATTATATTTGATTACTCAGAAGTATCAAAAATTAATTTTCAAGAAGTAGTTGAGTATTCAATAAATACCGTAAGAAAATCTATGGATGGCACTCAAACTTTTGTTAAATGGGATGGTGAATCAACACCATCATCTGTGTCAGGTCTTAGCACGTACTTAGGACCATATACTCATGCACAAATAAAAGAAATTTTATCTACTTCTGATTGGTATGACCCAGATCCAATCAATAATCCAAATTCACCTCATATTCCAGAACCTGGAACTGAGTAATAATAAATAAATATATGTTATAATTTACATATAAATGAAAAAGTGTAAGTCCGGATATTACTATTGCTATACTGATAAAAAATGTAAACCAATTCCAACAGGATATCGTATTGGATTTGGTGGATATTTACGTCCTGAGAAAAAAAATGGTAATGGAGGAAAAAATGGTAGTAATGGTAATGGCAATGGTGGTAATGGCAATGGTGGTAATGGCAATGGTGGTGGGAATGGTGGATCTAACGGAGGCGGAAACGGTGGAGGAATGGGAGAAGACGTTGAAATAAAAACTGCGAATGGAGATTTATATGCAACAATAATTGATATAGTAAGTGCAAAGGACATGAAACCCACCTTAGATTCAAATGGTGTGTGGAATGGCATGAGGATGGAAGAATCAAATCCACGTATCCCAAGAAAGAAGGGACAACCAGCAAACTCTAAGAAACATTCAGATTTATACACAGATGAAAATCCTAAAGGAACTATTCACGGACTCGGTTTTAAGAACGTGGCTACTGCTAAAGCATCTGTCTCAAAGATACGTGGTTCATCAAGATCACATGCTCATAAAATTCAAGCTGCTGTTGCTATGGAACAGAGGGCAAGAGAGATGGGTAAAACCTCTGAAGCAGCAGTCTACCGAAAATTCATAAATAGTATGAAGAAAAAAACCAAGTCTATGAATGAGGGTTCACTACATAAATGGTTTAAAGGTTCTAAATCCAAAGACGGAAAAGGTGGTTGGGTTAATGTAGTTACAGGTGGAACCTGTGCAAGTGATGAACCTGGTGAAGGAACACCTAAATGTGTGTCTTCTGCAAAGAGAGCAAGCATGAGTAAATCAGAAAGATTATCTGCTGCTCGTCGCAAAAAGAAAGCAGATCCTGGTCAACAATCTAAATCTGGTGCTGCAAAACCAACATACGTATCAACTGATAGTCCAAGGAAAAAGAAAATGAAAAAAG